AAAATGACCTACGATCCTGACAACTATTCAACAGAAAAATTGCTTGAATATGCCTATATGATGTTGAGTCTCGCAAGGCGTGATCAAATTAATAAGACTCGCAAGAACGATTGGCTGATCGATAATGAGTCGTTTGATCTTATTGGTGCCAAGCTTAAGAAAATTAAGGAAGTAAAAGGAATAATTTATTAACTTCCTGCGAATAGATTTCCTAGACCTTGGATTGTATTGGTGGTCACTCCTTGTGCAACTCCGGGAAGGGAAGAGATGGTGTCCATGACGCTCTGGGGCTGATTGGCCGACCCTTCCGCCGCCTTGATGGCAAGTGCCTTCCTGCCGTTCGTAGGAGCCTTCAGAAAGGCCTGATTCGTTGAAAACTTCTGAAGCGCCTGAGTCAATATAGAATTATCTAAAACAGATTTTGGAAGGTGGGTATCGAGCGTGGTGTTAATTGCCCCGGCGATGGTCGGTAGAACACTCGATAGGTTTGATAGGATGCTGGCAGGCGTGATCCCAGCACCGAGAATGCTCTGCATTCCATTATTTTGAAGTTGTTCTAAAAACAGCGCGATGATGGATTCGAGGGCAGAGGCCGAGACGGAACCGTTCTGTAGCAGCGGTAAAATCATATTAATTAAAGACTGGAGAGACTGATTCGTCACGCTATTCATGGTGTCGGAAAGAACGGGCGTCTGACCCATGTTCATCAGGGCCGTCGATAAGACGCTCTGGGCCGTGCTGGATAGGGTGGCACCCGACAGTCCTGCCGATAGTGCGTTGATGACTGTGGAGGCTCCTAGCTGGCCAGAAATCGATGATAACGCCGATCCCAACATGTTCCCCATCGCGCCTTGAAGTCCCGAGGTCGATCCGAGGTCGGAAATATCTTTCATCTTAATAAATGATGAAATCGCATTGGGAAGAACTGCATTGAGATTCTGTGGATCAACAGTCTGAAGCTGCTGAAGAATCGATCCACCGATAGAAGTTAATGATGCTACGGTGGGAATACTATAGAACTTTGTCTTCTTACGGGCATCCTCGGTGATATCCTTGCCATCGGAATCATTTTGCTCGGTTGGTGTGTAATTTGGATATGTGATCTTGGTCTGGTCATCTGTCTTAATATTCTGAGTGCTTCTGGTCGAGAAACCATTATCAAATATTCTCCCACCGGGAGGCGTAGAATTGGTTCCTTGTTTTAGAGATTCCGATCCTCCTGTTGTTTCTGTACTACTTGCGTCACCAGCCTTGGCGATGGTTCCCATCATTATCGGCTGTTGTTGATCCCCGTCGAGGAAGACCCCAAATACCGTCGATCCGACGATCAGGCCGACAGGAATCTTGCCAATTTTATTATGTGCTGCCGAAGTTATATTTTGTAGAGGTTTGACCCATGGTAGAGCAGAATCAGGAATATTAGTCGCATCGTCATGCAGGCCATGGATTCTAACTTGGACACGACCCTCCTTGTCAGGGTCCATGACGTTGACGACGACGCCCCACCAATGCCTGTTATCAAAACCAAATGCTCGTTCTGTCATAAAATCCTTCTTTTTTGATATTTATCGCTTGACATAGAATCAAAACCATTTATATTGATCATATCAACGCGGAGGTTTTTTATCATGAATTATCCACATTATGAAATTTGGGGCGGCTGGAATGATGTCTACGGATATGGTGCCGAGCCCGAGCATCTGGAGGATTGTTTCACCCTTTCGGAGGCTATTGAGACGGTGAGGGAGTATCGTCAACATTCTTATCAGTATGCTTTCATCAAGAACAAAGATACTGGCGAAATTCTGGAGAAATATTGAAATGAGCCACATGGAAGATTTCGCCAAGGTGTGGCGTCGAGAACAGATAATCCGGCGATTCGTTGAACATTGCCTCGCCCTCATGCTTATCATTACTATTATGATAATTTTCGCAGGAATCATCCAATATTTTGGTGGGATTGATACGCTTTCCATCAATGATTTTTTTATGGGGTTCAAGTGAGGGTGCCATGTCACAACATTTTCTTGATTACATACCTTTCTTTCCGCTTCCGGTAGAACTGCGTATCACTGATCCGGCGACGCTGGCATGGATGCATAAACAATGTCAGTCGGTGTTTAATACGCCAGACGAATTTGTTTCTTATAGAGAAGTGATGCAAATTCTGGCGTCGGCCTATAACTTGGGTGTCTACGACGCGGTGTGGGGCGGAAAGTTTCAAGAGAAGGCGAAGGTTCCTTCTGTTTCTCCGATGAAAGAGAAAAAAGTGGTTGACAACGTTTAAAAATGATTTAAAGTGATATTGTTCAAATCATAGGAGTATGTATCATGGGAACCAGAAGTGATATTATTGTTTTGTGTAAGGATGGCGTCTGGCGTCGTATTTACTGCCATTGGGATGGTTATGTGAGACATAATGGTAAGATATTATTCGAGAATTATAATTCCACCAAGAAGGCCGAGAAGCTGATCGGGCTGGGGAATTTGTCGATTCTTGGTCCGAAATGCACCAAACCCAAGGGGCATAGCTGGGAGAATAAGGTTGACGGCTATTGTGTCGCCTACTTTAGGGATCGTGGTAATGAACCTTGGGAAGATGTCAAGGCTTTTGAAGCCGAGACTCTGGAATATATATGGCCTATGCCCGACTGTTGGACGGAATATGCCTACGTTTGGGACGGAAAAGAATGGAAGGTTGGTTATTCTCAAAAAGGTGTCGATACTCTAGAATCTCTAAAAGAGGCCATTGACAATCTCTAAGAGGGAGAGTAAGATTACGGAATTGCCAGAGTCGCTATCTGGCTGGTCCTGAACACAGGTAGACGTGTTCTAGGACGAGATCGGGAACTACCTCGGAACCGCTATCTGGAGGGCGGGACTTAAATTAATGTTAGGAGTGGAGGGACGAGTAAAATCGGTCTCGTTGAAGCTAGGCATAGCTCCAGAACTTATTTGGAGATGAGATAGGAGCCCTGAATGTGTGTGATGACATGCATTTATCTACTGACCGACAGGCACAGAGGGGTATATTATTCGCGTGATACCGCGAGTCTCCCACATACTTTTTAGAGAGGATATAATATGAGATTTGATACAGAGTTGGCCGGAATTTATAAAAAGTTTTACTACGGTGATCATGTCACTGATGAAGAACTGGAAAAACTTCGTGTTCTGTTTAATCGTTTGACTAATGATCTTCTGGTTCTTGGACCTGAATATGCGATGGCGCGTAGAGAAATGCTCAGGAATCTTTTGAACGTCGAGGATTACATCAGAAACAGGAAAGATAAATAACTTTTTGGACTTGTAGCTCAGTTGGTTAGAGCAGACGCCTCTTAAGCGAAAGGTCGAGTGTCCGAATCACTCCAAGTCTACCATTCCAGTCCGTTAGCTCAATGGGTGGAGCAAGGAACTTTTAATTCCAAGGTTGTCAGTTCGAACCTGACACGGACTACCAACTTAAAAAGGATTTGAAATGATTAGTCTACCTCTCATTCTCGTGTTGCTTCTTATACATTGGTATGGAGACTTCTTTCTCCAAAATGATTGGATGGCACAGAATAAAAGTGTTAACAACGAGGCGCTGGCAGCACATGTCGGTGTGTATACCCTGATATTATTTTTGGGTATTTTTATTTTTCGTTTTGGTATAGACACAAACGATATTCTCCTATTTGCCTTAATAAATGGCGTCATCCATTTTGGTGTTGACTTCATCACGTCTAGGGCATCGTCATATTTCTATAAGAAAGGTGACAGGCATAATTTCTTCGTCGTCGTGGGTCTGGATCAGACGATTCATTTTCTTACCCTGTTCGTCACCGCGTATTTTATTCTATAAATAACAAATGTTTAACTTCTTCAAAAGGAAAAAAATGCACTACGTTGCCCGATTCGTCTTCGATGTAGACGTTAACTATCCACAAGTCTTCGCCAAATTCATGTTTCGAAACGTGCATGTTAACTTCATCGAAAAGATTTCGCCGCCTAATCAGGCCGAGATTGTGCTGGGTCCGTTGGAGGAAGAGACGATTCGAGTCTGGCAGGAGACATTTCGAGGCTGTGGATGTCCTTTCAAGTTGTACACGGCTCCATGGGATAAGGTAAAGGATACAAATTATTTCCTATAAGGGTTGACATTGTATGCAAATTCGTATATTGCATATAAATAAAGAATTGGGGAATTCTTCTAACAGGACTAGGAAAACTGGCCTTCAACCAGTGCAATGTCGGTTCAATTCCGTCATTCCCCGCCATTTTTAAAGGATATTTGTCATGAAAACGCGAAACATGATTGCCAAAGACCTTCGAACTCCTAAGTACAAGATGCGGGTGGTGAAGTCCAAGAAAGTCTATGACCGTAAGAAAATGAAGGATTAGTGATATGAAGATTTATGTTGTTTACCGACAAGAGTTGATTTACGAGGAATTTAAACGTGTGGATTTAAAAGGCCTTCCATAATGAGGCCGACGCCAATGCATTTGTTGTGGAGTTGAAAGAAAAACAAGCAAAGGATGTTCTGAAACACAATGAACTTATGTCAGAAATGATGGAAATTCAGAATAAATTTGTATATGACAAGTACGGAAAGCGCATAAATTATGATATGTTTGATTGTAGATATTCAAAAATTATAGATGAAAACCGTCTTCTTACACCTTCTGAAGACTTTTACGAGATAGACGAGATAGATTTAGTATAAATAGAATACACTAATCGCGGGATTGGTATATGGATTGTGCCTTAGCCTTCCAAGCTAATGAAAAGAGTTTGAATCTCTTATCCCGCTCCAAACTTCTGTCATGCCCTGATAAGGCATCTAGGGGAATCTTCCCGGCAGAGGATAAATACTTGGGTGGTTCCTCTGTGCAAGAGGATTAAATGACAGGTGAGCCCTCTCAGCCATCATGCAAGATAGTAGCTAGATGTTCCTTCTGATCCGTCACCTTAGTAGAGGCTTTGTGGATCATGGATATCTACCCCAGTTCATTACTGCTCTACTAGGCGTAATGAATGGCATTGGTAAGAGGGGTCGGCATACTTGGATGTCAAGAAAGAGGTAAGCACACCAGTTTACCCCACCAAGACTTTTTCGGCGCTGTAGCAGAGTGACCCATGCGCTTGACTGCAAATCTTGAGACCTGAGTTTGATCCTCAGTAGCGCCTCCATTTGACAAAGCCTTAGAAGTCTGCCATAAATAGAAGTGTTAAAACCCCCTCCCACATAAGGAAATGTAATGAGACTTCTAGCCGCACTTGGATTTATTTTTGCTCTCTCTACCTCTGCCATGGCTGTAACCTATACTCAGGATGTTCCTGATTGCAGCAGAAATGCAGACTTCGTTAAAGGCATCGAGAAGAAAGGTTTCGAACCTGTCTTGGTCATTGCGGATAAGCTGGTCAAGGATAAATTCAGCATCTTCTTCAACTTTAAAACCAAGGAGACGATGGTCCTTTCCGCATCCACCGAGACCGAAAAGGTTTGTGTCATCTCTTACGGCACAACGGAAATAAATTCTACCATGAGTCTCGAAAAGTTTCGTAATCTTTTTGATTCAATTATTGCTGATGATAACACGGTGGCCCCAAAGTGAAGTATCTTATCGTCTTTATCGTCACCGCCGTAGCTCTTCTATTCGCCTATGGGGCGGCTTTTGGAGAAGAAATAAGCGACGTATATCAACGGGTGTCTCCCGCTGTCGTCACCATCCATGCACCACAGTTGGATATTCCTATTCTGTGGACACAGATGTCTGATCTGGATCATATTGTCAATGAAATCATTATAAAGAAACATAAAGAAAAGGATGTTCTTCTTCCTTTTTCACCGCACAAGACTGGTGGTGCAATCGGTTCTGGCTTCATTATCAGCACCGATGGGCTGATCATCACCAACAATCACGTCATTCAGGGTTCTGGTAATAGAAACATAACCATCGTCCTTGAGGATGGATCGGAACGTGACGTGGAAGTAGTAGGATCGGATAGAGCAACTGATATCGCCGTTCTAAAGATTGTCAAGAGCGAAACTGATCGTGAATTTCCTACCGTCGCCTTTGGTGATAGTGAGAAGATGAAGGTTGGTCAACAAGTTTTTGCCGTGGGAAGTCCCTATGGAATTAATCATACCCTGACGGCTGGTGTCATTTCGGCTGTTGATCGTGAAAACTCCGAAGGTCTGGATTCGCCTTTCGATGATTCACTTCAGACTGATACGCCTATCAATCCCGGCAATTCTGGTGGCCCTCTTTTCAATATGAATGGTGAAGTCATCGGGATTAATCAGGCCATATATTCACCATCACATACTTCTGCCGGTCTTGGATTCGCCATCCCTTCTAAGTATGCCAAGGTGGTGGTGACCGAGATTATCAAGACGGGAAGATTCCAACAGAAGCATATCGGCCTTGTCATCATCGAAAATACAGAGATGTTGTCGCTTGTGGCCGGTGATACCTTCTATAAGGGCATCAGGCTTCAGGGGATCATGGATGATGATCAGATTCTTAACCATAACGATAAGCTGAAGGCTGGTGATATCATTTTGAAAATTGATACGGTCAACATTTCTACTCCTGCCGCTCTTATCAAGGAAGTCGCGATGCATAATGTTGGCGACAAGGTGAGCCTGACACTTCTACGAGACGGAAAACTCACTGTTGTCAATGACTTAGAGATTCATTAAAAAAATAAGTCCGAAGAATGTATACGTTTTTCTGACAAAGATGAATTTGTCCTAAAAATGTTACATTCTTCGGACAAATTCGTTCGAATTCATTTGACAAGTTTTTAAAAATCGCCTATAAAGGGTCATCGAATCAATGATAGGAGATTTTAAATGTCAGCTTCTTCCAACGCCTCCATGATCGAAAAAATCAAGAAGCTTCTCGCCATGTCGAAAGACGCCTCGGTCACCGAGGAAGAGGCGATGGCCTTCATGAACAAGGCTCAGTTGCTTCTCGCCGCCCATAACCTCGATATGTCGATGGTCACCGAGGAAGCCCAAGAGGCCGACATGGCCACCATGGACAAGACCATTTACGAGACTTCCTATGGTCATATCAAGTGGCGTCAGACCCTCATGGGTGTCGTCGCCAAGCTGTTCTTCTGCAAGGGCTATATCAGCACCAGCACCGAATATGGCAAGACCGGCAACCTGAAGCGCGTCGCCAAGTTCGTCTTCGTAGGTAAGGAACATAATCGGGCCATCGCAATTTCGATGTTCGAATATCTCGAAAAGACTGTAGTTCGTCTTTCCCGCAAGTTCTCGTCGGAGGCCACGCAGCGTTATCACTTCGAAATGGGTTGTGGTCTGCGTCTGACCCGTCGCGTTTACGACAAGATCGAGGCGGTGAAGGCCCCGGTTACCCCGGCTGGTGAGAAGTCCAACCTTCCCGCGTTGTATTCCACCGAATTGGCGCTGGTCGAGGAATTCCTGTCTGATACAGAATTCATGAAGAAGCGTAAGCAACGCGCCACTTCCCTCAATTCGGCTTCCATGGCCGGTCATAACGCAGCCAACACCATCTCCCTCGATAACCAGTTGGGTGGCGGATCACGCTCCACTGGCAACCTTCCCGGTGCCAACAAATTCCTTCTCAAGTGAAGGAATTTGTGATACACTACGAAAATCCGAAGTATGGAATTTCAGGATATGAAACCATCTATGCTTCGGATATTCGTGAGGCCAGACAGAAATTTATGGATATCAGCAAAGGGCTCACGATCTATATCATAAGGATCGAGGGTGAGCATATGGCGGCAAACACATATTGTGAGTGAGCCTAAGATGCGCCGTTCAGATCACCCTTAATACACTCAATGGAATCTGTATATCTTGGATGCTGTTGGGAAGGGCCGATATTCCGACACATCCTTGTGACCAGATAGTTACCCGCAATCTGTGGGTCGAGGGGTTGTGGTGACGTGATATTAATCATTTCGGGAATTTTTAATTGGATGACATCCCCGGCCTTGACCAGCGCGTCACCATTAACCTTGATCTTCACTTGCGTCTGCATAAGATTTGAAATATAACCAAGCTGATTAGGCGTCATCGTATCGATCCCGGTGAAGGGACGGCTTGCGGTGTCAACAGGGATCATTGAAGTTGATCCATACTTGTTGCCATACTTCGCCGTGAAGGCCGATGAATTGAAGCCGCTGGTCGGTGGCGCGACATCCTTATATTGATAACTTCGTGTTCTGATATTATAGGTCGATATCCGCTGCATCAGTCCACCCATCGAGATTCTTTCGGTCGAGGAAGCAATCTGTGGAACATCAAGTGCGATGATGTTGGTGCTGGTGTCGATATAGAGAGAATTACCTACAGTATCCTGATGTAAGAAGGTCTTTATCGGCCCCTGTTGAAGCATTCCTTCCATCGTTTTAAAATACATCCCCAGAGCATTTTCAAAATAAAGAAATGTTGATGATGGATTTGATGCCGACACCGCGCGGCGTCTCACCATGTCAATAGCCTTAAAGGGATCGTAGTTCGGGATCATGATATTCTGGGTGCCGCTCGTTGATTCTGTCGAGAGAGACTTACCACTCATTAAAAATGTCCTATGAATATCAGAAACGATGGAAGCGATATCGGTCTGATAATTCTTTTGAACGAAGTTCGTCTTGGCATACATCGTCTCTTCGCCAACGCCATGCAGGGTGTAGATTTTTGACTTTGTGGAGCCCTCGCCATGTATGTTGGTGATCTGATCAAGGGCGAATGTATATGACGCCATGGTGCCTCCGGGAGCCCCGAAGGTGGTCGTCACGGTCTCGTCTCCGATGATGTTCATGTTGCCCAGCGCGTCGTTAACGTCGAAGACGGTAATCTCGGCAATGACATTAGGCACGAAAATACTTTCAAAAACTTTCATGGTGGCAAACATCGATCCGAGGTTTAAAGACCCTCGGGGTGACGACATCGTTAGGTCGGTGATGAATACGTCGCCGGGATTATAGCCGGGAATCATGAATTAAGAGCCTTCTGCAAGGCGTCAGAAACTTGGGTCTCATATCCACTGACCAAAATGTTCAAAACCTTATTGCTTTCATTCATATTCGTTTCATAATCGAAGACGTAGACAGGACTATAAAACACATCCTCTTCTGGTGGAATGGTGTCGAAGGATAAGATGGTCACGGCGTTGGCGTTTGGAATAGTTATTAAGGCATTGGACTGACTTCCCAGAATCGAGAAGGCAGCGGCATTGACGACCCCGTTGGGGAGATAATATCCCGAGACGTGCTGAATATTCAGAACATTATTTGTGCATACCGCAACCTGTCCTGAGCCCACCAGATTGGCACCATAATTGATGGCGACGATTTCATTGTTGATGAATTGTGGGATTGTGTTGGAGAAATTAAAAGAAACCAAATGATTTGTGTTGATCGTCCAATCTTCCTGAATCCTGCTGTAGCTCGTTACCGATCCGAATCCGTCAAGATTCGGCTGATAATATTTCATAAGCGAAGGGTCGAGAGCATCAAAATACGCCACGCTCACACGGTCGGTGTTTAAAAACCAATTATTTGTATAGTACATGATGGTCTGGGTTGTCAGAGGAATGTTGGTGTACTTCTGATACATATAATCCTGAAACTCTTCATTATTCATATACCACTGGTCATAGGGATCATAGATTTGGTTCGTCAAGAACAAAACCCACTCCTGATAGGGGTCTTGATAATATTTTCTGGATATCTGATCGGTTCTTTCATTATTATTGATAGTCACAGGATAATAAAAGAATGGATTCAGGAGGTCAGTATTGGATATGACGGCGCGTCTGGTGATATCCACCACAGGCATCCCATTATATGAAGTAAGAGGGAATTTTGAAAAATATGTATCCATGATTTGATTAACCGTTAGCCGATGGAGGAATTATTGTTGTTGTCGTTTCACTTGTAGGCGGCAAGAAATTTGGATCAGTCGTATTTACCATATCACGCTTAAGGAAATACTCAATTTCAAGAAGCTGAATAGTGAATTCAATAGCCGATGGCGCATTGGATGATCCGACAAATGATGGCGTCGTGCCGGGGGCATAGTTAGCGATGGAATCCTGAATCACACAATGTTTAAAGCTGTAGACATATCCTTGGGGAATGATCGTCGGTCTAACCACATCGGGATATTGTAATAGTGATCCTGCGGTGGCCTGATTTGTGTCAGGAAGCTGATGATATTTAAATTTGTTGATGATATATTTTATCGTGTTGGATTCCTGAAGATTATTAGGCATGAATTTCCAAATGAAAGTATGTCTTTTAAATGTTGGGGCGGTGAATAAAACCGTGAGATATGGGTTGACAGCGAGACCGGATGTCTGGAAGATTCTGTTGGCGGCATTACCGAGTCCAACGGTCTTTCCGAGAGTATTCAAGATATTTGTTGCCCCACCAACGGCCCCGGCCGTTCCAGCGCCATATAACGCTGGTCCAAGAGACTCTACGGCCGACGCCATCCAGTTGGCCTGATTATTCCTATAGGAGCCCACCATGCCATCCAGCGCCGCGCCTAGGGCGGGATTTGTT